GCTATTTCCATCCTTGTTTAACTCCACATACGATCTTTCGAAATCATTCAAAAACATCTCGTAGTTGAGAGCTTGAATGACTTCGCGGGCCGTCATTTTCCTTACCTCCTCCAAACCGCCATAACCCGCCTTTGACAGCCGAAAATGGATTAAGAGAACATCATCACTCGCCTCTACGCCTGGATACTTTTTAGAATCTCGAAAATTTTCCCGAACTCGGCATAGAGGCTTTTCAAAAAAGGGGAGATGTTCGCCTTCGCCACTTCCCAACAAACCGGCAGATAATCTTCGCGTGCCTTAGGATCTTGAAAAGTGTCTTTGTCGATTTTCAAATCACCTTTTCCGTTGTTGTATAAAACCGTGGACATGCACGCCCCAAGCCGGTCCTCAATGAGGTCAGATGAAAACCCAATGCAAAACAAATCCTTGAATTGGTTTACGTCGACTCCGCCCTTCCAACTGACTTGAGTCTTTGTTGCCTCACTGAGCACCGCCTTAAACAGAGCCCTCGCCGTTTCAAAATCAGCTGGTTGAATTTTCAGTTTCGAGCCGCTTGGCAGTTTTACTTCAATCAACATTAGGTCAATACCCTCGGAGCGTTGGAGAATTTCAACGTGTAAACGGCAATGCTTTGTTCAGCCTCGCCTTCAACGTTTGTTCTGGCTTCCGGAATTTTAGTAAACACGCCACCGCTCATAATGTATGTGTCACTTGTGATGTTCGCCTGACCGTCGCCAATCTTTTTTATGAATTGACCAATCATGAGAGGAAAGCCTGCAAAGTTCGCATTCTGCTGAGTCAGGAGATTATTTAAAAACTTGTCATCCTGACTCCCACGAATCACATGAATTTTGACCTCGCATTGCTTTCCGGTTTCATTCAGTCCATAGATGGAATTTCCATCTTTGCCGGTTTTGACACTTGCGATGTCGTTTGGATAAGTCAGCTCCAGACAGGTGCCGGTCGCAAGACTTGAAAAAACACGATTGTTTATCGTGATGCTGTCACTTCCTGTCATTGCAATGCTTGGCATTCAAACCTCCCAATTAGGCGTTAACGTAAACGATTACTGACGAGTTGTGGATCGCACCCGCTTCTTTCAATGCAATTTGAATCAGTGGAGCTTTTCTGTCGGCTCGGTCAGCCTGTGATTGCTGGGAAATTGGCTGAGAATAAATGTAGTAGCCGACCTGGGAAATGTTCGCCAAAAAATCATCCTGATTTCCGAACGTCGTTGGATCATTCCATGAACCCGGAGCGCAGTAACCATTCGTGCGTGCCTGTTCGCAAATCTTTCGATACGCACCTTTGAGGCCATCCATTCCAGGCTCAGTTTGAGGGATTTTTCCAGATGTTTCGGCGAGGAAGTTAAAGCCTGCAACTTGGAGAGCTCCAACAAACCACTCAAGGTTATAAACTTGGTCGAAGAAACTGTTCGCGCCAAACGACGCAACTTTTGGAACTCCTTGAAAGCTGGCGTAAACATCAGCACCAGCTGTTTTTGCCTTGTTAAAAAGCGTTTGGTTTAAAGAGGGATCTGGTTGCACCGTTCTTAGGTTTTTCAAATTCATTGAGAGCGTAGTATTGGAGCCAGAAAAATTGACCGACAATGCGCGACCCGTATAGGCTGCCAGCACTAAAAGAGCCGTCGTATCGTCACTTGCGCCATAATAAATGCCACGACTCTGCGTGAAGGTTCCGCTTCTCAAAAGATCAAGCGACCCTCCGGGGTTAATCGAAGCGCTTGCTCGTTGAACAAAGAACGCAATTTTATTTAAGGCCTGAACCACTGCGGCTGCAGCTAGCATGTCAGCCTGAGACTCAATAAGGGTTGATATAATTCCAAAATACTGGACCAAATCTTCGGTTCTTGTGATGGCCGCATCCAACGTTTCACTGACCAAGAAAGGGATAATCACCAAATAACCGCCGCCGGCCAAAATGTTGGGCTGTTGAGAAAAGATTGCGTTCGCCATCTTAAAGGTGACGGAGTTCGTACCAAAGTCTTCGCCGACTTCTTTGGGAGTCAGGTAAATTTTGAAACCGTCATCAAAAACTGGGTCCGGAGTTTCATTCGTGAACAATGCAAGATTGCTTGTGTTGTATTGACCGATCCCTGTCTGCGCGGCCGCAACCGAAATCGTGACTATATTACTTAACGCTAAATCATTCGCAGCCATGAAAATCCTCCTTAAGGTTCATCCGTCACTTGGACTGACTCGAACGTGTCAAAATACGGAACCGCCTTCGACTTCAGTTTTGAAAATTGCAAATTAACCGTGATGTTGAATCGATAAGGGATCGCCGCCCCGTCCTTTTCACTCAGATTCAAAAATGCAGTTGGAAGCTTTCCGACATAGAAACTATTTAGTGCCATTTGTGATTCGGCATATTGACTGCCGAGAGCCATCAAGATTTCTTCCTTGCGATCACGCGCAGAGACGCCACGACTTAAAATGTCGATCGAAAGCACGGTTTTGACATTGATCGTTTGAATGGCATTGCCGTCAGAGTCGAGAGTGCTGTTATTCGCAAAAGGCTTTGAACTCATCTCGGCAATTGCGACATACAGTCTGGAATCTTTGGGAATTGTTATTTTTTGGTCCCACAAATAAACTTGCTCGTTTGCAAGATTCATTTCCGTTTGAATAATGTCGGCAACCAACATTGGCACTGTTCCGACGAAGGTCTTCAGCGTTGCGGTTGCCCCGAGGGAATCTTGAACTTGAATCGTGTCGAAAGACTTTTCGGGATGATTATAAGGGTCATCATTGGTGGTTGATGGCGCTGTGTAGCGGGCCGCGTTTCCACTCGTTTGCACAACTGATCCGCCAGCACCACTCGGCAAAAGTGAAAATGTATAAGGAGGTGTTCCGCCTTGAAAGGATAGCGGAAATGGGACATTGGCAGTGATGGCAGCGCGGGAAGGTAGAAGAGTCATCCGCCTACCCCTGGACCACTGCCGTCAAAATCTAAGATCAAGTGATATTCGAAATATCCATAAAGCGCGTAATCTCGCACACTCATCACGCGATATTGGTTGCCCAAATACTGAACAACATCATCGGGAACCAACGGAAGAGCCACTTTGGAATGAACCATGAACCAACTCCACGAGCGTTGGCCAATAGGTTTCATTTCCAATTGTCTATCTGTGAACGGCTGCCAAACACCATTGAAAGAAACTGGCGCAGCCGACTCAGAAACTTGAAAACCTGCTACTGTTTTTACCACCTGGAGAAATGTCATTGGCTGTAGCCATCCATCAAGCGCCCCTTGGACGTTTGGCACAAATCCAGCGGATTGATTAAGTGGCACATCCTTGCCGTTTTGAATTTTCAAGACTTCACCTCCGACGTGATGGAATTTCGGAGCTGCTGAGTCTCAACCAAGGTTTGCTGATTCTTTTTGAATTTCATGTTTGAGGGTTTCCATTTGCCGAACCCTCCAGAATCAAATGCGTCGAGCACAATGCCTTCGGCAAGGACCGCGATTTTTTTGAGCCACGGAACAACCGAACCGTTTTTTACGACTTCATTCGTCGTTTCTTTATCGAGCGCACCGGATTTTTCCATGTAGTCTTGCAAATTTTCCGAAATTGGAATTCTTAAAAAAGAACGTTGCGGGTGCTCACTATTTCCAAATTCGTGAACAACTCCGACCTCCGCGTTGTTTGGAATTTGACCAGAATCCTCGGATGGAATTCTTGGTGCTTTGTTGCCGAGAACACCGACCCGCGCCGTCGGTGGCTTTTCTTTCAACGCTTTAATGAGGTTATCTAAACCTTTAACGTTCATGGGCGCGTACTCCCATGTGCGATAAAAATCTGTCCGCTGAGTTGCGGTAGCACTAAGGCTAAAAAACGAGCCCCGTAATTTGTCTTCGAAAGAAGGGCAAACTCAGGATTGTCCAAAATACGCTGCGGGATCTGAAGCGTTTCGCTAACAGACCCGACCGACTTTGCCGTTTGATTCCAGCTGAATTGTCCAGAAATTCCCTGCGAACTCGATAGGATGTTCAAGACAAGATAATGAGCGGCCAAAAGCAAATATCCGAGATTGTAGCTGCCTTGATCGGACCACAGGGCCGGATTGAAATTGACGTTTACTTCAGCGTAAGCATTTGCAATGTCCTGATCGAGAATAGAGGTGGACGGATCCGTCCCATAAGGAAAGTCCCTTACAAAATAATTCTTAAAATCCCCAACTGACGGATTATTGAACACTCCACTTATCCTTTAGTCAGTCGCCCAAGGAATTCCTTGAGCGCATCTCCTCCAATGGTTAGTAGCGGAAATAAAGCAATTCGAGCGGCCGATAAGCTAAGACCCCAGTGAATTGACCGTAACCAACGTTTTGGAAATTAAAATTATCGATCGAGTTCGCAAGTGTGTTGGTGTAATCAACAGGAATGTCCATGCGGACGGACTCTTCATCGTACTTGTAGAGCGCATAGCACTGCTTGTTGATTTCGGCCTGGTTGTATTTCGCATCACCGTAAGCGAGCGGCAAAATTTTGAAACTTTTGTTTCGGCAAATGACCTGAAACATTTCTTCCAAGAGTTGAAGCGTGCTTTTGATTGGAAAATCAGGGGACGCTTGAGATGCGAGACCGTTGTAATCGCTCTCGGGAATTACAAAGTGTGTTGGCCATGCGGTGCGGTCGTTGTTGTCACGATACGCCTCAACAATAGTCGCGCAGAATGTTTTCAAAGCCGCCGTGCTCAAGGAGCTAATGGGTGCCGTGATCAAAGTCGTATTGATTTTGATCCCGGCCTGATTCAGAAGTCCAAGGCAAGCGCCACCGCTATTATTCGAGCCCCGCGCACCCAAGAACGCAATTCGTTGGATACCAAGGTCCCAGTTTCTCTTTCTCGATTTCTCCTTTGCCGAAACCAAATCCCAGTTGCCCGATTTAGCGGCAAATTCGAGGTCAAAGATTGACCATCCGTTAGATTTCGCCCACGGAAACGTTTTGATATTCAGCGCATCCACACCAGCGTCGGCGTTCGCTAAACGAGCATTGGCAGCGCCCGTGTTGATGATACCTGTTTCAAACTCATCGGCGAGATCGAATGAGCGATAAGTGGTTAGGTTTGTGGACCACGCACCTTCACCCACACGAATCGGAAGATAATCAGCAGGAGCAACCTCGAAAAACTTTTGCTCCGTGACCTTCTTCACGATGGTTGTGAGTGTCGTAATATTCACCTCGTAGCCGAGGGCATTTCCAAATCGCTCATTCACCATCCGCTGCATGTACTCAGCGTGGTACTTCTCAGAGTCGGTTAGCCTTATGGGTGTAAACTCGCCTTTCGAATTTTTGACCGAACTTAGGATGACTGGTTGTTTCAATTTTCTAAGTGCCATTTTTTATTTCTCCTCTTCCTTAAGATTTGATTAAGCGACCGCGAAACTCGGCGTTTTAACGTGCACTCGAATCAGAGCACCGGCTGCGACCGCCTTGTCGTATGCCCACCCCACAATTTTGTTGCCGGATGACGGAACCAATTGGGCAACACCACCATTCGTTGAGAGATCCAAGGTGACTTGAGCCCCCCGAGAAATTGCGCCAGTGGCGTAAAGGTAAAGAACGTTGCCGGACATAGAGATTTCGGCCCGGTCTCCGGCACTAAACTGAGGGGATTTAATATCGAAATTGATGAAGCCTAAAACTTCGTCGGAATTGGCAGAGCAGCCAATGACTTTTGGAATACCGTCAACGCTATCAACCATTTTAACGGCTGCACCCGCATAGAGTGGGCTTGATTGACTGGAGTCGATCTGCACGGCGACCGTATTCAAATTGAATCTTAGATCAACCACTCCAAGCTGAGTTTTTTGAGCAAATTGGTTGGGGTTCGGCGTAGGGACGGATGTCTGAAGAGTAAATTGAGCGGAAGTGATTGTGGCATTGCCGTTTCCAGTGTCGGTGTAGACGACCTTGTAGAAATAAGCTGTGTTTGGAATAAGACCCGAGTCATCGAGAGTGAGGGCCGTTTTTCCGGCGAGAATGTTGCCGCCACCTGGCGTGAAGCCCGAAGTGGTCGAGCGATACCATTGCTGTGTGTAGGGACCAGTTCCACCGCTTGCGGCAGTAGCGCTGAGTGATGCGGCGTTCTGACTGACTGAGACCTGACTAATTGCACCTGCTGTTAACGACATCTTTTTCTCCTTCGTTTTTTAAGGAGGCCTTGATGTCGAGAGAGGTTTTTAGGCGAGTCTCAACTGCGAACTTAATAAAATTTGTTTAAATCAAACTTTTTTCTTTTCCTTTAACCATTCTTCCCAAGCGGAGATCATGCCCTTTGCAAGACGAATCAACGATTCGTGGAGCTTGATGGTGGCTTGGGTTTCTTTTGTGTCAATGTCCAAAAATAATCTCCTTAAGCGGATCCGTAACGAGCACGGCCCCGCTGAACTTGGTCGTCCATGAGATCCACTCTCGCAGTCTCATCATCCACATTCACATGAGCATTCCTAAGCGACTCGAAATGTTTACTCTTATCAGTGGGGATTTTCTTTTTTGTCGCACTGGCATTCTTTTTCTTTTTAGCCGCCTCGAGTTCGTCCTCGGATTCAAGTGCGTTTTTCTTTGCAGACTCTTGCTCGTCTTCTTCTTCCTCATTGTGAAGGTCGCCCTCAACGTCCACGGGCGAATCCTCCGTTTCAAGGTCCCGTTCTTCTTCCATTTCATCTTTTTTAAGAGCTGAAAGCTCATCGTGAAGACTTTTGTGCTTTTCGATCAAATCGCCAACACTGCATGTGGATCCGTCGTGGAGCTTTACGATCGCCTTTGGATCGGCCACATTCTCTTTCTTCTTTTCCTCGAACTCGTCGGCTTCATTGACCAGCTGAATAAGCGTTTTCTCCTTGCCCGTTTTTGGCAAAGTCACACACATGTTTTCAAAATCAAAGTCTTTCTGGTTTTCGACCTTGGTTCGTTTGAAAAGATTGAATTTCATTTTTGATTTCTCCTTCTCTTTTGAATTGGCAAGCCGTTTTAACTCGATTGACTTATCTTCATTGTATTTCTTGAACTCATCGGGCGTCATGATGACCGATTCTTCATAGCGAGGATTTTTCACAATCGCTAAGTGTTCAAAATCACCGTCTGTGACCTCTTTGAGATACGAGACGCCATTCCAAAGCCCTCCGTTTGAAAAATTCCTTGGAATGTAAGCGTTTGACAGCCTGAAACCATTTTTGATCGCACGTTCTGCCCGGTCGCTGACCACAATAAATTTGACCCAGGTTTTTCCATCGGCCGCATTGAAAAAACTTTCAACCACCCAACCGTCCGCATCTTTTCTAAGTTCATTGATGTCATCCTCAACTTCGTCAACGTGCTCGACAAAGATCGGTTTGCCAGCGAACGTCGGATTCATCTTCCGAATGGTATCTTCATTGATAAAAACGCGGTAAGCGTCTTGACCTGGCTCTGCATACTCGGCCACACCGGGATAAAAGTGCATCCCGTAAAAAATCTTTCCTTGTGCAGCATTGGAAACTCTCATTTTCCAAACCTCACAATGGGACTCGCAAGACAGCGGCAATTGAAATCTTGCCCTGGGTTGTTTCGCCGAATAGGTTCGCCTGGTTTGCTCGTCACAGGAGGATTGTCCCAACGAAAAACTCTGCCTTCAAGAGCCTTGTGCCATGGCCTGACTGGATGATTTTTAGAGCCGGCCACGCAGCGCCACCGATATTCCATAACACCGGCACTTTGGTATCTCGTCTCTTTGAATTTCGTCATCAATAGGCTGGTCTCTTGTCGAGCAAGAAATTTTGCTTTACTTTGACTGGCACCATACGATTTTTGAATAACGCTTACGACATTTTCATAGCGAATTCCGGCAAATACCGATTTTTGCAAATCACTCCGAAGACTTTTGATTTCAGATTCCGCCCAGTCTTTGATCCCAAGTTTCATGTTGTTTTGCCATTCATCGGAGATGCGCTTTCGCATCTCCGGTGTGACCTGAGCGGCCACCGAGATTCCCTTGATTGACGACTGAAATTGGCGCTCGACCTTCCATAACGCGCTGTCAAAATGGCGTTCAATTTTTAGATTGTCGGAAATTTTTTCGGGCAAAATTTTCTGGAGTTTCTGATCAATGTCAGAAATTTTTTCTTGTAGACGCACAAAGCTAGCACGAATCGCGTCGCGAATTTGAGGAGGCAGTGACGATTGCGGAATCTTCCACGATCCCTGTTTCCGATCCCACTCGGCGCCTAAGCGCTTCAACTCTTTCGAAATCGAAGCACTGAACCGTCCCGAAAATTGTCCTCTATAATATGTGATTCTTCCAGTCTGAATCGCGGCCATTAAATCGTCATAGGCGTTTTTGAGAACGTTTTGAGCTGATGGCCCAATACCTCGAATGAGGGGAATATATATCTCTTCTCGGAGCAATCGGATGATCGCCCTCTCAATTGCCTCGTAATCCTCGCTGGATTCCTTTATTGGAGAAAGAGAAATTTCTTTCATTTATTTTTTATCATCAATCAAAAATTTTATTCCACCAGGCCGCTTCATTGCCTCTATATAGGATTTAGCGATTTTTTCTGGAACCACTGGCGGAAGCATGTTTAGGTGACACGCTTTGAACTTCTTGCCGCTCTGGCACGGGCACGGCATGTTGCGCGGGAGCTTTTTCAGTGAATTCCATATGAATCCCGGCTTCGGTGACATTGCCATTCGGGTCGGATCCATTCTCTTCTTTTCCCGGCTGGTCAAACTCTTGAGTGCCTGAGGGAGAGTGCTGTCGGATACCGGCTGCTGCAGCGTTGATTGCATCGGCGTTGCCGCGACTTCGTTGCAAGAAATCACTTCGTCTTTGTTGCTCGTCATTTCGTCTTTTCTCCTCATCTTTTATGTCGGACTGATATTTTTCGAGCTTGTTGTAAAGAGTTCGATCCGTTATGCCGAGTGAGTTCGCCGCCGCCGTTTTATTTCCGCGAAAATACCTAAGCGCCCTCAAGATGACTTGCTTCTCGATTTCCTCGAGAGTGATTCCAGGCGACCATGTGATTAGCTCGTTCATTGAATTCTCCTCCGTGTTTTTTGTACCACCATGTCACAAACTTCCATTTGACCTTGCCACACGCATTCATCGACGCCTTTTTGCTCCTCATCCACAGCTCATCATCAACGTGTGCATGGTTCATAAAAACTTCGCGTAGGTCTGATCTGATCCAGTTGTCACCGCCTTCTGTCTCATAGGCCTTGCGATCAAATTCAGCGGTATTTTTAAAGGCACGCTCAATCGCCTGATTCGCCGTAAAAGGCTTGAGATGTGCAATCAGCTGATTTGGATTAATGGCGTTATGCTTTTTTTCGTCTCCAGATTTTTCCGTATCCTCACTATAACTGCCTTGATCTTGTGATTCTTCGGCCGGATCTGGTTGGCCTGCCACTAGGTTTGCAACGTCTGGATCATCGGAGTTGAGCTTGTCGCCGGCGTTATCAAGCTTGATGTCAAAAAGATTTCCTTTGTTAACGCCCTCTCTGAATTCGTACACCGTGATTTCACCAGCCTGTTTTGCTGACAAAAGCCGATTGAACTTTTGCGTTTTGACGTTCTCCTCTTGCTCCGCACTTAGAATTCGAAGAGGCTTGAAATTGATCGCAATATCATCTGGGATAAAACCAAAGAGCTTTTGGCACTTGATTTCAATGATTCGTAAAATGTCGTATTTGAGTTTGTTCCTGACCTGACTTTCGACCATGGCATTGTAGACTTCCATGTCGTTTTGATCGGTCGCAAATCCCTTGCTCATCGATGTGCCAAAAAGTTTTGTGATTGGCATTCTCATGTCGGCTGCAATTTGGAGACGAATTCCATCCATCGCCTCACCAAGGCCAGCAAACGATAGCTGTTTGTGGTCATATTCATCTTCAATGTCGAGAACGAGCGCGTTGTTATAGTTTTTAATCCAGTTGACCATTTGGAATCGTTCACGCACTTTTTGATTTCCATTTGGCGACAGCAATGTGTTGTTGAGGTTCTTCACTCGGAACACATCTATTTTGAATTCATCCAACACCTCGTAACCAAGGTCAGTGCCCTTTAGGTATTGATTGATAGACCTGACAAGGGCTTCGACTACTGAGAATCCCCACCCGCGAAGGCGCGGCCGAATGAAACTTGGAGCAGTCAGTCCTTTGAGCCGCATGACACGGGATTTGTGAAGTTTGATTCCGTAATAAGAATAAAACTCAATATCTTCGGCCTGGATCTGCGGGTCATATCCTTCGGTGTTTTGCTTATCCCAAAAAAGCTCCCACATATCGACCGCGCGGAATTCAAGTGGTGAATCTTTTGAGATTGATTCAATGTCGAGTGGCGTTTCCGGGTCTTGATCGGTCATGATTATGATGCCAGCTCCACCAAACAGCCGATTCCATTTGGCAGCCTGACCTGCGGTGTTCAAATCATCGTCTCGATCAAGGGAAACTTGCAGCTCTTCGATTTGATTCTCGTCGAGCTGTTTTGACTTGATTTCAACTCCGCCTCGAAGTCCGTCATCGACCGGCACGTCAACAATAGTCTGAATCAGACCAATTTCGATGTACGCCTGAGATAGCACTTGTCGGAGATTTGAAACCAAATACCATCGCAAGTTTTTAAACATGCTTGTGATGTTCGAAACCTGTTCACTAAACGGAGTGCCTTGATTGAACGGAAACGAGCCAGGATAGCCGAACGCCTCACCAAGACCGTTTTTCATTGCTTCATTTGCAATGCCTTTTCCGCTCATAGCGTTCAGTGGGAGTTGCGGATCTAAAATAGTCTTTGCCGATTTGGCGGCGTTTCTGACGGTTTGTCTGATTCTCGATTGCTTTCGTTTAGCCATTTCTTGACCCTCACATCACGTCGAATCCCGAAATACTATGACATGACTCGTTGAATGCTCCGCTGAGCACATCCACAATGTCGTCGTGTGATCCTTCGGGAAAGTTTTCAAGTTCGGAGAAAAATTCTGTGTTCCATGGTCCGCGCAAGACTTTTACATTGTGAGCCTCACACTGCGCTGACACTGGTTTGGCGCGTGTAATTTTATCGGTGGTTGGTCTTGCAATTCGAACGTCATACCCTTGAAGCATTGACGTAAATCGCTGGGCGTCTGCAACGCCTGCGCTTCCAGGATCTTGCTCACCCCAAATGGTAGTCGCTTGACCGTCGTGCATGGCGGTATTTTTGACCAACTCTTCAACATCAAGTGGAGTACCTTGAATGGAACGTAAATCTGCGACGAGCCATAGGCCATTTGAGTATTTATAAAGCTTGAGCCCTCTCGTCCAATCGGGATCGGGATTTGATTCAGAGGGCTTTGTCGCCGCGCGGTCCCAATATCTTACAACACTAATCCAGCCCGCCGGGATTGCATCAACAAGGGGAAACCATTCGCGTTTGAACATGGATCCGGCACTTGCACGCACATTCCAATTGCCACCCAAAAGCCTCAAGCGATCGACCCGCGAAAGCGCAAGGAGGTTGGCTTTATAGCCCGGGTCTTTTTCCATCAGGATTTTGTTGTCTTCAAGTTTTGCAGGAATAAACGTGACCGATTTTGGTTGAATCTCATCGCTTTGTCCGAATCGAAGATAAATTTCCTCAGGGCTGTCGGCCCAAATAATTGAATCATCGCGCCGAATGAACCACCTAACTTTTCCCCCATGTTCACGAATGGGATAACCGTCAGCGCCAATCCACCAATCGATAAATTCTCTGAGCCATGAGTCGGGATCAGGATTGCATGTAGCTCTAATTCTTGGCCTCACACCCGACGTTGAGCGATTGCGTGAGAGCATGTAGAAAAATTGCTGCTTAGTAAAGTGGGTCAATTCGTCAAAACCAATCCAAGGAATCTGTGCTCCTTGCCAATTCAAAAGATCTTTTTCATATTCAAGGTGCCCGAACCCAAGTGACATTCCACTTGGGAATCTCCACGCCAATGATGATTCTCTGGGATATGCACCGAACAATGGATAAATCTGCATCGATTCATCCCAAAGGCCGCCCTCATTTCGAACTTCGACGGCCGTTTTACGAAAAATCGTTCCGCCGAATTTTCCATTGTATAAATGGCGAAGCGGATCCAAAAGAAGCCCGAACGATTTCCCGCCGCCCGCGGCTCCTCCATAAATCGTAATGTCGGATTGCGATGCGAGAAATTGTGATTGTGGGCCGGACTGTGGCTCTATTCGAACAATGTTGTCTCGTTGAGCGGCCGCACTTTTCATTTTTCTGGCTTTTCTTTTGAGGCTTCGCTGCCATTGGCTGGAAGAATTAGAAGTGCTGGTGTTCCTCCGCTGCCTGTTTGGTGAATCTTATCGGACTGACCAAGGTACTGTTTCCCGAGCCATATCAACATTGTGTTGTTGCCAGCCATTGCAACATCCCACTGCTTTCGCCTTAGACTTATGCGGCCCTTTGCCGCTTTTTGTGCGAAATAGACCGCAAAATTGACCTTGTGGTCCCTCTTACAAGCGCGGTCAATCGTGTCTTCTGACACATCAAAGAAGTCGGCAATCTCACGTTTCGTGCATTGCATTCCGCAAAGCTTGTCGAACGCGGTCCAATCAATTTGTATTTTTGGGCGTCCTTTACCCATTGATCAGCTCCGCTTTTTGATTCGTGTACTTTTCAAAGCGTGCCAAGATCACGTCGCAGTATTGTGGGTCCAATTCCATCATGAAGCATTTGCGTTTTAATTTTTCGGCCGCAATCAATGTTGTGCCGGTTCCGCCAAATAAATCGAGCACAGATTCTTTTGTAAAATTCGAAATGAAGTGTTCTGCGAAGGCGACTGGAAAGACCGCTCCATGCTCTTTGGCGAGTTCGTCTTTTTTGCCGTTTGGATTGAGTCGAAATATATTTGGAATGGTCCCGCGGAACTCGTTACCTGACTTGATTGATCTTTTGGGATTGTATTCATTGGCTAAAATGAAAATGAATTCCCATGCACTGTTGAGTACATTGGGAGCCATCGCCGGAGCTCCATGTTCTTTGTCCCAAATAACAATATCGA